TCGGACAAAGAGAGCGTCCGCGTGCATGGACCAACCTTTAGCCAATCAACAAGCTGCCACAAGTCAATATTGACGCAATTATCGCCGCACTCGTTGTAGGCACGGATAGTCAGCCGATGTGAATCGTCATCACGCCAGAGTTCAACGGGCATGTGCTCGGAATGCTCTTGAACGCCTTCCATGGTGCAGATTTTCGGCATTCACCCTGTCCCGTTTAGGATTATTATCCGGTTCCGGCTTATCGGTCGTGGCCCACCAGAAATGCCCATGGTGACTGAGCTTTTCAAGGCAAAACTACCTCTAGCGTCCTGTGGAGTCAAGTCCATAATTAGGGGCTTGAACCTATTTGCAAGGGCTGTTCGGTCATTTTACCCTCCCTGCCTTCGCACAACGCCGAGAATGACGGCGTTAAAGGAGAGGGTGTAACCGCACGGCTCCGAGATCAGGAGCACTGCCGGATAAGCGCTGCCGCCAAAGCCGCGAAAGTCCTGATTGATGATGGGGGCTTCAACGATGTGGTCGGCCAAGAACCATTTGTTACTGCCACACACGGGGCAGTTTTTGGCGCTGCCGACCCATAGCTGATCAATCTTGCGGCGAATTTCGTCTTTTTCAGATTGCGTCAGCTTACCGCCAGAATCGGGCATTGGCTTTCTCCCCCAAAGGGCAAAAGGCCAAGAGGCCGTAGCTTTCTCGGGACGGATCACCGCTATTGCGGAGGATTTACACGCCCTTGTAGAGGCGATGACGGTAGTTGTGGAAACTGCGCAGCGGCCATCGCTATAAAAATCTGGCGGATCAAGTCGCGATCAATCGACGTAGGATGTTCGACTGCGCCGCTTTCCCACAGAACCTTAAGGCCCGCCTCCGTCATCGCGGGCGTCACTTCGATTTCGTCACTCCTGGGCGCGCCATCCCCTTGCGGGGCGGCTCTATCAATATCCGGGGGCTGCTTTGTCAAAGCTATAATTTCCCAAAAACTCGTACCGTTGGTGATCGTCGCGCATTTAGTTCGCCCTCGGCACATATCCCGCCGGCAAGATCACTGCGCTCTTGCTCTGCTTCACCCGGATCAGCCGGGAGCAATCGTCGCGCAGCGCATCAAGCGTATTCGCCACCCGCGACCAGCGCAGATCGCCGCGGTGACAGGCGGCAACCTGCCGCGCACCTTTGGCCGCCATGTCGAGACCACGATAAACCCGGTCATAGGCCGCGTGCACGCCCATGTGGGCCGCGTTGAACTTTTCCTCGGACGGCTTGGCGTCGGTGCCTTCGGTTCCCATGCCGCCGAGCTTCGCCAGCGCCTTGCGCACGTTGTCGAACGATTGCGCGCGCCGGGCCCAGCCGGTGTCCTGCCGCGATTGCGCGAGATGCTGCGCGCCGTCGCTTGCCATCTTCAAGCCTTCGATCACGCGCTCGTAGCTCTCACGCTCGCGCATGAGCGTGCCGCGCTTATCGACGACGACGGCTTCCTGCGGTTCGCCGCCGATGTCGGCGGGGTTGAAGTCATCCATCAATGCACCAGCACCGACACGAAAAGGTAGGCGAAGGTGAAGCCGGAGAGGGCGAGCAGGGTTTTCATTGGTTTACCAGAGCGCGAAATGACGGTAGCGGCGTTTTCGGGTCGCGCAAATCGTAGGTTTGTGTGGAACCATCGGACATGTAAAACGTGACGCACCACGTTGTGACAGTTCCAGACGTGTAGTTGGCAAGCGCTCGTTCTAAGCGTCCAATAATGCGTGTCACGGCGTCGCCCCCACTCCACTTCCGCTCGGCCCCCCGAGCATCAACTGCGCCGCATTGATCCCGCCGCCCACATCGGTTTCCGACAGGTTCTTCGCCGCCATGGCGAGCGCCGGCGTGATCGCCGTCGCCGCGTGCGACATCTGCGCGCCCTGAGCCGCTTGCGCCGCCGCCTGCTGCTTCTGCTTGCGGATGGCGAGAAGTTTTTCGGGCGGCACGAACACTTTCTGCGTCACTCCCAACTGGTCGCCATATTCGCGCAAGACTTCGTCGTCGTCAATAAGGTCGAGCACCGCAGGATTGGTCGCCGCCATCTTCCCCTGCACGGCCAGCAACCGCTCCAAACCTGCCGTCGCCGTGGCCCGCTGCGCAAGGGCCAGCATCGAGATATACTCGATCTGCACAGGCACATTGCGGAGAGATTGTGGCAACGGTGGCACAAGCTGCCGACGCTGCATGATCGCGAAGACCCGCTTGATCGCTTTCGACGCCGCCTCATTGTTGAAGCGCTCGATCACCGGGCCAAGCACTTGCAGCTTTTCCTGCTGGCGCTGCGCCACCTCGTAGGCGGTCATATCCTTGGTCTGTTCCGCCAGCATCTGGAACAAGTCGTTGAAGAAGCCGACCTTGATCCGCTGCTGAATTAAGGCAATGTCGGCGGTGATGTACTGCAGCGCCACCGGGTTCACGTCGAATACCGACTTGATGCCTTTCGAGGTGTCGGACGTGTAATTCTGCTTGCCGGGCAGGATCGAGGATGGCTGGTTCTTCAACTCCACCGGCACGTTGAGCGGCGGCCGCACGTGCTTTTCGAGAAGTTCAGCCTTGCGCAGGGTCTCCTGCTGCAACTGCATGATGTCGGGCAGGCAATCCTTGCCGGGGCTATCGCCGTAGGCGGCACCAGGCCTTAGCCACCAGCGCGGAGCGATGAATGGTTCGTCTTTGAAGCCGCGGATCGAGAGCGGTTGCCACTCTGAGGAGCCATAGACCCAGTAGACTTCTCGGTACGAGAAATCGCCCGCAACCTTGCCATAAGCCTTGGGATCGCCGGGTCGTTGGATTTCGAAATTTGGCTCAATAGCATGTGCAATAATACGCTCTTGCTCAAGCGAACCGCCTTTGTTTTGCCAGAGCGATCGGACATCTTGCGGCGCGACATCGAGACCCCACGCTTCGACGATTTGCGAGATGTTAAAGACGAACTGCCGGTAGAAGCTCTCGACACGATTGCTCGCTCCCAAGCTCAGATAATACTCGCCCGCGCATGGGTTGTAGCAGCGGATGATGTCGTCGTCGTCCTCGTAAATCAGCATCGGACCCGTGCCGTAGGAGATCAGGTCCTCCATCATCTGCGCGCCACAATCGTAGAAGTTCGAATGCGACATGATCGCCGACATGCGCTCGGTGACTTCCTCGAACCACATTGTGGCAGCCCGATCAGGCGTGAAGTTCTTTGGACCTCCGAGCTTGTACCACGGCCGTGACGGGCTCATGAGCCCTTCGACCATGCCCGCCGCCGCAATCCGCATCGCCAAGGTGCCGGTCGGGTCGAGGATCGACTGGTTGATCGGCAGATTGCGGATCATCGAGTTCGGAACCGGCTGGTCGTAACCGCCCTGGGTCAGCCATTGGCTACGTCGAGGGAGCAGGTATTGCGCGACCAGCGCATCATGCTCCAGTTCCGAGGTGCGCCAGCCGCGCAGCATCATCAACCGGCCTTCGAGGTGGCTTCTCAGATCCACCCATTCGGCAAGCTTCTGCCGGCTGCCACCGAACTTGGTGGTCGGCGCCATGGGCGCGGTATTGGCGAGCGTTGCCGCAGTGGCGTGCTCGTAGCGCGTGGCGGCGCGTTCGGCGGCGGAAGCGGGCAATCTAGCCTACACGAAGCGCCGAGAGTGCAACGCGCTCCCCGATGAAGGGAAACGCGTCACCAAGCTCTTTCAACAGTTCATTGGAGCGAGCTGTGGCCAGTTGAAGCTGCTGTTTGTGCACCATGCGCTTGAGCACGCAAATGCCGAGGTAAGCCGCGTAAACGGCTTCGCGCTGCTCAAACGTCAAGCCGTCGTCTGTTGGCATCTTTACTGCCCCGTCAAGCTTTTCGCCGCGGTCGCCGGCTTGCCCAGCACACCCTGCGGGCTGGTATCGAGCGTCCCGCCGTAGCCCGCACCTGATGCCCGTGCAGCCGCCGCCCGTTGGCTGGCAGCGGCTTGCGTCACCTGCGCATTCGCCATCGTCGCCGGCATCGCTGCGGGCGGCAACGGCGGCGGCGGTGGAGGCGCCGGGATCGACGGCGGTGAGAACAGCGAGCCCATCAGGTCAACAGCTTAAAGCCAGGACTACCGCCCGGCGGCTGGCCTTGTTGGGTTCCAGTGGTCGGAACGAGGCCGTAGCGCCCGGCGGGCGCCGCCGCGGCGCGGGTGGATTGTCCAGTGTTTGCACCAATAGCAGCTCCCAATTGTTTTGCACCATAGTCAGGCGGCGGCAGCGCCAGCGAGAGGCCACCACCCAGCGGCACCGGCGGCGGCGCGGTGTTGAAGAAGTTCGTAAAAGCTGGCAGCGAGCCCATCAGTGCTTCGCAAACCCCAATGGGTCATAGGTCTCGGCGTTGGCATAGCCCTCGGCCACAATCGCCGCTAATTCCATGTCCAGCCGCAGATAAACAAGCTGCTGGGCGCTCATGTGCATCAACTCGTTGGTCAGTGCCTTGCGCTTCTCGCCGTAGTCCCAGCGCTCTTGCGGGGCGAGCATAGGCTTTCCGTCGGCGTCATATTTAATGCCGTAGCGGTGGGCCATCACACGGTTGATGAATTCGGCGCGCTCGTCGGTCATCGTCGAACCTTGAACATCTCGGCAAAAGGCGAATATTCGGGAGATTCGTCTTTGCGCTTTGGCCTCAGCTTGTCGCTATGATCGCTCTGCCCAATCGGATAGGCGAACGTTAACGCCAGCGCGTCACCGCAATCTGGGCTCGACAGCCCGCGCTTCTTCATGTCCTCTTTCTTTTCGAGGATGATGCACTCATTGCCGTGCAGGGCGACATAGCCATATTGCACCGCCGGAAGTTCGGCTTTGAGCTCGACATCATCGGCGATCGCCCCATACGTCAGCCAATCCTTCATCGTCTGCCACATTTCCATGCGCTTGTTGCCGTAGCGCACGGCGCCGGAACGATTGAGATTGAGCTTGTCCGGCGAGCCTGCGAACGAGACTGCGGTGACCGGCATGGCGCGTTGGCGGCAGATATCGACCACGCCTGCGCCTATGCCGCCGTCGTCGATGAAGATCGCATCGGGGCGATGGACCTCGTTGACCTCACCCAGCCGAGCGGCAACTTGCACATTGTCAAGGCCACGGAATTTCAACGGCGGGATCGAGCGGGCATCAAGGCCGCGTCGGAACCAGACCACCGTTTGATCGTCGCCGAAGCGTGCCACGTCAACGCCGACGATAAGTGGATCGTAAATGGTTCCAGATACGTCGCGAGCGGGACTGGCGGCAGCCTCCACCAAGTCAGCCGGAATGAATTGCGTCGAGGAAACGCGCGGAAACTGCGACAGCACCCGGACACGAACGAAATCGCTTTCGATGCCATAACTGTCGATCCACTCCTGGATTTGCTTCTTGTCCGACATACGCGCGGTGCGCGTGTCGATCTGAAACGACTTCCACAATCCGGTATTCTTGCCGCCCGGAAAGAACGTGCGGAACTCGGTATCGGTGCGTGTCGGGTTACCGAGGCATAGCCAGATGATTTCGGTGTTCTCGGCGCCGGACAGGATGCCCTGGCTCTCGTCGAAGATCGGCTTGGCGATCGCGGCGCTCTCGTCGAACAGATAGATGATGCGCCGGCCGGCGTTATGGAAACCCGCGAAGGCTTCCGGCTTGTGCTCGTCCCAGGTGATCGCGTCAGCGCGCCAACTGTCCTTCCGCAGCGGATCGACCGAACGGAAACGCCGTTCGCCGGGCTCAAACCAATGCGACCACAGGCTCATGCGCCGCCACTTGGAGACTTCCGGCCAAGTGGCGGTCGAGATCTGCGGCCCGGTGTTGGCGGTGATGCGCACGCGGGTATCGACACAGGTGGTCATACCCCAATCGACCACCCACGCGCCGACAGCGGATTTGCCGGGCCCGACGCCACCCGCCACGGCAATGCGGAGCGGCTTGCCTTGCGCGCTTAGACCTCGCCCGCCGATGTTGTCGCGAATGTAGGCGAGGATTTCGGTCTGCCAGGTGTCCGGGCCTGGATGCTCGGCGAGCGGCGAGAATGGTTCGGCCCAGGGATAAGCGGCCTGGACGTATTTGACCGGATCGTGGCGCAGCGCTGCCGCGAGCTGGAGAAGACGACTTTCGGTATCGAGCGGCTTGAACTCAGCGCCGACTGTCGCTGTGTTCATGCAATCGTGCGCGCTGCTCGCGCCGCCAAGCTGCGCTTTCGCTCACGCCCAAAATCTGGCCGATCCGCCAGTATTGATAGCCCGCTGCACGCCACATTGCGATTTCTTCGGCTTGTGCCAGACGGCGCGCGATAGTTCCTTGGTGCCGCTGGATTTTGGCGCGGGTGGCGCGGCCTTGACGTTCGGCGTCGCTTGGGAAGCTTGTGCCGATCAGCCGGTGGTAGCGGCCGATAACGGCGTGGCGCGACACACCAAGCACCGCACCGATTTTGCTTGCGCTCAGACGCGGCCACAAGTTCGCGAGGATTTCGTCCTCCGCTTCGCTCCACCGTCGTGCCGGTGCCATTGCTTCACCCTCCCCGCTTACGAACAACACCACTCCTTGCCGCAATGCCAGCATTCGCCGTGGTAGTGCTGGGCGGCGAGCGGCTGCATCAATGCCAGCAGCGCAATCGCGGTCGCCAAAAGCCTCATTCCCCTTTTGGCACCTTGGCGGCTTCCAGCATGTTGCGGACTAAAGCCTCAACATCGAACGGCGGCGGCAGATAGGCGCGCGGCACGAGGAAATCGATCATGCGTTGGACTGCATTGGGTTCAGACAACAATCGGTCAACGGCATTTTCAAGCAAGATTGCTCGTCGCGCAACAACAATCCGTACAATTTCGTTTATGTCCGCTTCACGCAGCGGTTCCAAATTCTCGGTTTTTACCTCCGAAATGCGCTGCTCCAACTCGTAGGCGCCCATATGGCCCTTTTGTATCATCAATTCGTGCACGCCATACGGATCACGCGGCCACGTCGCTGTGTCGGGAACTAGGTCGCCGGCTTTGAAAAGGGGCTCGCAAATCTTCGTCGGCTTGCCCACTGGAAATACGCCGTGCGCCATATCCGCCGCCGTAATTGGCTCACCAGTAACAATCCAATCACGATCGGCAAGCGCATGGTGGTCGCTATAACCATTACGCAGCGGTTCCGATCCGTCTGATGGCGCTGTCAAGCCGATCCCCTAAGCCGATGTTGTTAACTTGCACGTTGGTATCGCCGCCGTCGCGGAACAGTTCAAGGATTTTGGCGAGGTCGCGCAGCACGCCGGCCTTGTCGTGCAGCTTGATCTTCGGGCGCCCCTTGCTGTCGAAGCCGACTTCCTGCACCGCAGCGGACAGTTCCCGTGTGATTGGGCGTGACGGATCGAAGATCGGCACCACGTTGCCATGCTCGTCGCGCTTGAACAGGTCGTGCAGATTGGCGTGCGCAAGGCGTGCCATTTCCAGCAGCACGGCACCAGCGGAAAGGCCGATTTGCTCGGCTTCCTGCAGCATGATCTGGGCGCAACGGGCCTTGACATCGGGCTCATTCGACAGCCGCCGCGCGTTATGTTCGTCCGATGAGCCTCGCGCGCCGCCGCCTCGGCCCAAGCCTGCATCACGATAGGCACGGGTGCGAATATCCTTGGCGACGATCTTGCCGCCGTTGGCTTCGCTCAAGCCCTCGGAACGGTACTGGACCAGCAGTTGACAAAAGCGCTCGCGCCGCTGTTTGGCCACAGTTCCCTTGACGGAAAACTCGACCTTGATTCCAGTCGGATTCAGTTTCTCGGTTATGGTGGCGAGTGGCGCATTCATACGTGGAACATAACACGAAATGCGGCAGAGTCTAGCCTCGGCGCAAGCCCCCGAAGTGCCGGTCCATCTGCCCGCGCAGGTTTTGCGCTACGATGCGCTGATCGGCGGGCAATGTGCGCGGATCGGCGCTGAGCAGTTCGCCGGCGCCCACAACCTGGGTGCGGCTGCCGGGTCCGTCGAGCACGCGCAGCGCTGGCTGGTTGCGGAGCGTTGCCGCGCGGCTGCGGTAGCTCGATGACGGTTGCGCCATGGCGATGGGCGCGACGCGCGTTTCGGTGAGTTGCGCCTTGGGGATTGTCTCGGCAGCGTCGGCGAGCGCCGCTTCGACCTCGTCGGGCAATTCCGGCGCTGGTGGGTTCTCAACGGGCGCGCCTTGGGCTTCGAAGGCTGGGTTGACGTGAACGGTGGCGCTCGAAGGCCGATGCGGATAATGCTGCGCCAGCGCCAATCGAGCATCGTCGCCATTTGCCACAATTCCAAAGCTCTGATTGCGCTGCCGGGCGTTGCGCACCACCACGCGCACGGTGATGCCGATATCATCGATGCCAAGCTGCTCGGCCTGTTCGGCGAGCCAGGCGGCATCCTCGTCGCTGCAGGTGAAGGTGATTTCGGGCATTATTTGCGCTTTCGTCCGTGACGCTCGAAATAACCGTGCTTTATTTTGCGCTGACGGGCCCGCGCCACAATTTGGTCGTGCCAACGCTCGTACTTGGTGTACATAACTCTGGACGCAATCCCCCAGCAATGAGACTCGATTTTTTTTCGAGTCCCGCCCCGCTTGCCAAGCAGGTTGGCAGCAACTTGCTGCCGGGTGTCTCACCGACCGCACGCGCAAAATTGTGTGAAAGTCTCAGGGCTTACTCAAACTGTCACAATCAACCGTTACGCGGGTCTTGGTTCCGAAGATGTGCACCAGTATGCCGACTTTGTCGGTATCGTCAAGCCGCTCGATTGTGGCGGATTGGCCTTGGAGTGGGCCTTCGTTGAGTTGCACCTGCTCGCCGACCGCAAAGGCGCTGGCCTTGGTGCGCGGGATCAAAGCGGCGGATTCCGTGCCGCGAATGCGGGCCATCACCGCAGCACTGATGGTGGCGAGCTGCTGGGCGAACTGCACAAAGCCGATCACGCCCGGCGCGTTCTCAAGCGCATTGAGCCGATGGCCGTCCACAGAAAAATTGATCGGCACAAAGCCGTAGCCGGGAAACAGCGGGCGGGTGACCACGATCTTCTGCCGACGGATGCCCCTCGTCGTTTTCTCGCGTTTCAGCGGCACATAGAGCCCGAAAGCCCGCTGCGCGATGTAGTTTCCGAGCCTATCGGAGATCGACTTGGCGCGTTCGATGTCGAGCTTTGACGGGTTGAGCCAAGCGGCTGCGGCGCGCTCGCGATTCGGTTGAAGTTGCAGCACGTACCATTGCTGATCCAAGTAGAACCTCCCCGTTGTGAATTATTCGTCGTCGTTGCGCTCGCCCATGATGGCTTGGTCGCGGGCCTTGGATTCCGTGGTTGGCTTTTGGGCATAGCGGCGCCGCAGCTTCGCGCTGGCGAACTCGCTTAAGCGGCCGCGATCCTCTCGCCGAGAGGGAGAGGCAGGCCGATCGCGCAAGGCGGATGCGGTCATGAGACACGCCTTATTCGGTGGGCTTCCCCTGTCACTACGAACCATTGGCCGCAAACCCCGTCGTAATATTGGACGGAGCTTGGCTTTCTTCCTCGGACAGCCTCGTAGTCAGCGGCATGGCTCTGCCATTCTTCGGTGCCTTCGGCAAGCCAGATCATCTCTCGCCACCGCTGGCCGTGCCGGGGGCGTTTGCCGTTTCTGGGCCGTCCTTTCGTGCTGGAGTCTATAGGTCTAGGGTTGGTTAAAGTGGTTGGGGAATGCACAAGGCCGATGCCTGCGGCCATTTCTCGTTGAATCGGAATGGGTTCGCGAATTGTGGCCGTTTGGGTTGATTCAAGAGTTTGTTCCATGCCATTATCACGGGTTTGTGATGCGGCTGTGGACGACCTTTGATATTTGTCGTAATTGCAAAGAGTTATGAGGGATCGGGCCCAACCGGCTTGCAGCGGAAGTTCAGGCGAAGTTTGTCCCAAGTTTTGTCCCATTTTAGAGCCGGCGCGAATTTGTCTTACGGAAATGGTCGATTCTCGTGTCAACTCCTTCAAGAACCGATGCACGGTGGAGCGCGGCCAGTGCCAAACTGTGCACAGTTCGCGGATAGTTATGCACAATTGTCCCCTGGCCAAGTGAAAGAGGCCATGGGCGCCGCGCTTGTTCTCAGGGCGCCAGGCGGCTTCCGCGATCAGCCAATCAAGCGCGCTGCGCCGGTCGAAGCGCTTTGATTTGCCCCGGCATAGGGTTGGGTGCGTCAGGCTCGCACGAGCCTTGGCGATATATCCGTTGTAACGCGGCATCTGTCCCCGCAATGAGGGAGGGCAGTTAACGCGGTGATTTTACAGGAAGATTTAAGCGGCGGCTGACGCAGAAGGCGACGCAGGCAATACCGGCCGCGCGGTAAATCTCACACGGTCATCCGGGCGCGTCAATGCTGTGCGCTGGCCCGGCGGTATCCACATGAATTGCGTCGGGCCGGAATGCCGCTTGAGCCACACGACCCAGCAGTAGGAGGTCGCGGTTGATCCGTCCGGGTTCCAGCGGCCCTTGCACAACGGCACGCGCTCGGCGAATTGGGCAATGATGGCAGGGGGATGGGGCTTGAAGATGCGCTCGTAGCGGCCCACGGTTTCGAGCCATTGGGAGCGCAGAAACATGGCGACGCCGACGCGGGAAATCTCAAGAGCTTTGAGGATAAATAGCTCGGAAAGCTTGCCGAATGGTGGGTTTGTGATGGTCCAGTCAACATCGTCCGGAATAATGTCGCCGGGTTTACTCTTGAGAAAATCGACTTGATCTAGCCAATACGGCGCTTCCCTGCCGTTAGAGTGGTAAGAATACTTGTCGGTGGCGAATACTTCTCCGAAATACTCACCCAATACTTCCGCCATGTGCCCGGCGCCACAGGCGGGTTCCCACACTCGATAGTTGCCGAGGTTTTGCAGCGGGGACGGAAATACATGCTCGAACAAGGCGCGCGTGCTCCACGGCGGCGTCGGGAAATTGTCCCGCGCGCCATTCGGATGCACCCGATCGCCCATGATGGCGCGGTGGCCGTTGGGGAGGGGTTTCTTGCGCTTTTTCATAGGCTTGTGACTTTGGTGATCGAGACCCGGAAGGGGCGAAGGGGCACGCTAAACATGCCACCGCTGTCGAAAGACGGATGATAACCGCGAGCTTCCAACTCGATGAAAAGCGCTTCGAGCCGGTTCCCCGCCTCTCGCGCTGCTGCTGCAAGTTCTGCATCGGTAGCTTTAGCGAGCAGGATCATCCTCGGTACTCCCGCATGAATTTCCACACTTTCTCGCGCAGCGCATAGCGCGGCTCGCGGCCTTGCCGCAACCTGTAGACGAACGGCGGATCGTTGGCGGCCAGGCGTCCGAACAGGTAATCGCGCATTTTGTGCTTGCGCAGGAAGGCTTCGACGGCTTCCAGAAGCTCTTGCTGCGGGCTTTTGTTGGTGGGGGCGGTTGACATGGCGGGTGTTTTATTGGAGATTTGCAAGGGCGTCAAGAGTTTTAGATGGATCACGCGAGGGTGTTCGGGGGATGGGCGCCGGATTCGGTCAACAGAGTTTGTTAGGAGCAGGAAGTGAGCTTCAACGGTAAAATTTATCCTGAATATTGGATACGCTGCTCTTGTGGCGAAGAGAGGGCGCTAGGCGCAACAACCATGCGCGCTGCCGCAGCGCAGGCGCGGCTGTGGGATTGGTGTAGAACAAATAAAGGTTGGCGCTGCCCTGCTTGTTGTGGGTTAGAGCGGCAGTCATGGTAATCTCGACAAGATAAGCGGCGACTTGACGGCTTATTGGTAAAGTGCAATATTATGCGCGTGAGTTGAACGGGGAGAGTGAAATGGTCAAATTTCAAGTCGGCAAAGCTTATTCCTGCCGCTCCATCTGCGACCACGATTGCATGTGGGTGTACAACGTGACACATCGCACGGCGCAGATGATCACAGTTGCCAGCGAAGGCCGAACAGCGCGGCGCAAAATTCGCCTGCGCGATGGTGTCGAAGAAATTGATCCGAAGGGCCGCTATTCGATGGCTCCCGTGTTGCGGGCAGATCGGCCGGTGGCGCTATGATCCGCACAGTCACACAAGCCGACTTCGACGAAGCCGAGGAACTGTTTCGCGCGATCCAATCGCTTAGCCGCGACATTCGCCGCGCTGAAACGCTCAAGGAAAAGCAGGCGCTCATCAGCCGCCGCAACGCCCTTATCGAACAGCGCCGCGAAGTGCTGCAGATCAACAATTAGGAGTTCCGCGTCATGACCGACAAACCCTACACCATCATCGAAACCGCCGATCCGCTCAGGCACTTACCTACCATTCGTGCTGTAACCCCCGGACTTGATCCGGGGGCGATCGCCAACGCGCACGCTGTGATGATCGACGAACTGACGCGGCTGCGCGCGCCGTCGCTCTCGGTCAATGCGCAGGCCGAAGAGTTCGAGGCGCTGGCGGATTATTGGGTGGCCGTGGCGCGTATCGTTGACCGGGCGCTGCTCGCCAGCGGTCGCGAACTGAAATCCAACACCACGGCGGACGTGGACCTGAAAGACTTCACCGATCAGTTCTATGGCGCGGTGGATGGGTTCGCCTGCTATCACGCGGATCGCGCGGCAGAGACGGCGCGCGAGGAACAAGAAGAGGCGGCGCGGCCAGTGGTGCGCAGCTTCGGGGATCAGTTGTTTGAGGACATGCAGCGGTTGAACAAGCTGCTGTATGGGTCACGATAGGGCCTTCGGGGGATTGGCACCGGATTCGGTCAACCACCATCAGGCACCAAAGGAATCATGCTTATCCGGTTGTTTCACACAAACTTGGAGAGAGGAAATGTTGAGCGCGTTTGAAGAATTAGCAAGCGAGATTGATGAGTTTGCAGATGAGAATGAACGACTGCGAAACAGAATTTTGTACCTACAAAGCACGCTGGCTTCACTTTGCGTTCTCATGGAAAGCGATATTGAAGCTAACCGTGTGACCGCGACAGAGACGCGAACGCAGATTTTAACGGACGCGCGTGGCTTTCTGAAACACAATATTTAGAGCCGTGTGTGGCAACCGGATAAGCATGAAAGGAATAATTCCCATGCGAACACAATATCTGGATTTCGTTTTTGAAACGGCACCGGGACCCCACAGTGAATTCGTCGAATGTGAAAACGACGAAGGTGCGAGCGTCAACGCCGGCGAATGGTTCCAGCGATCAGATGGAACATGTGCTAGTAATATGGGATGTTTTTGGAGGCTCGCATGAGCAAGAAGTTACCGAAGTGGCCCGGATGGAATGATGACAAGCCGTTGCTGGCAAGTTCCGCCTGTCCAATCTGCGGCAAAGACACGCCGCACACTCATTATGATGATGAGGCTGAACTTGAATTGGTCTGCCGCCCCTCGTTTGAGTTTTGGTTGCGGCATCATCTAGGCATGTATTTACCTGACAAGCGCGCAAGGCGCGGTCAAATACTCGGCGTTCAAGGGTGGTCCAGCGTGGACAGCTATGGGCCGGAACGAGTGAAGCCTCGCCGCGCTCCAAACGATTATGTTGACCCGATAATAGAGAACTTATGGAACAACTGGCTTTCCGCGTGGCTGGCAAAGCCGAGTTGGTGCAACGCCTTCGATAAAGTGGCGATGCAGAAGCAAATCGAACGGCAAACGCCGCAACCGTATCGGGACTAAGCCCGTGCCATCCATCCCCGACGTTCATCAATGGGAAAATCTGCCCTTCCCGCGTTCTCTGCCGCAGTTTCAGAAGCTTTTCCCGGACGATGCAGCCTGCGCTCGTTACCTTGAGTTCGCCTTCCGCTTTAACCGGCGCTTCTATCCGTTCAACGGCTTCCGCTCGCTTCTCGGTATCGGCGCGAACGGCGAAAGCCCGACCTACGATGGCCTCTATAGCGGGAAGTGGAAACACGCCACAGTTAGCGGTCATGGGTGAAAACCGGATAAGCATGAAATCTACCGAGACGCGCAAGAGCCGCTCATGAAGCAGTTGACCGCCACCATTTCGGCGCTACCAGTACCGCCGATCTTTCCGAAAACCGAAAAGTAAGGAATACCCACCATGTTCTACCGCCCAGCCTCCGACACCATCGAAATGGTGCATCACCAGATCAGCACCTTGCACTACCGCATGAAGCGCGAGGGCCGCTATCTCGACGAGCTTAAGCGCGCCACCGCCGGCGGCGAAAGCATCGGCGCCCATGCGGCCTGGCAATTGGCGTGCGATGTGGCATCGCTTCGCGAACTCGCCGACGCGCTAGAGACCTACGGCAACAAGCTTCACCCACAGGAGGAAACGCCATGCTTGGTTTCGTCATTGGATGCTTCGTTGGTGCCGTCGTTGGCACCAGCTTCGGGTATATGATTGCCGTAATCATCATCGCGGCGAAGCAGGCGGATGAGGCGATGCTTGAGAGCCAGCAGGCGAAGAAAGCGGGCCCCGCCAATGTGCCGGGGCCAGCGCTTGGCGCTGCGCCGCATTAAGGCAAGGACTGGCACCCTCGGTGTCCAGATTGTGAGTGGAACTAACAACCAAAGGGGAGTGCGTACCATGTTGCTAAAGCCTGCAGAGAATACCACCGCTAAGCTGAAAATGGGCCTGATGGGATTCCAAGGCTCAGGAAAAACTCACACCATGACGAGCGTCGCCATCGGCCTCGTGCAGATGATGCGCGAGCTTGGGCTACCGGAAGGGCAGAAGCCGATCGCCTTCATGGACACGGAAACCGGCAGCGATTGGGTGCGGCCGAGGATTGAAGCGGCTGGCATCAAGTTATTGACCGCCAAAACGCGGGCGTTCTCGGACCTGCTCACCATCATCGACGAAGCCGAGGCGAACGCCTCGATCCTGCTGGTTGATTCCGCCACTCACATCTGGCGCGAATTCGTCGCGGCTTATCTGCGCGCCAAGAAGCGCAGCGCGTTGCGCTTCGACGACTGGAATTACTTGAAGGGCGAAGAAGGCTGGCAGCGGTTTACGGATCGCTTCGTCAATTCTAACTTGCATTTCATTTTCGCCGGAAGAGCCGGTTACGAGTATGATTTCAACACCGACGAAGAGACTGGCAAGAAGCAGCTCGAAAAAACCGGCATTAAAATGAAGGCAGAGGGCGAAACCGGATACGAGCCAAATCTGCTCGTTCTGATGGAACGGCAGATGAACATGGCGACCAAGGCCGACGAGCACGTGGCGCACGTGGTCAAGGATCGCTCGACGTTGCTCGATGGCAAGGAGTTTCCCGATCCGACCTTTGAGACGTTTCTCCCGCACATCAAATGCCTCAACTTGGGCGCGAAACAGATGGGCGTCGATACCACGCGCACGTCGGCGGCCTCGATGCCGTCGCCCGAGCCGCGCGACAGCAAAGCGCTACAGCGGGCCGTCGTCATCGACGAGCTTAACGACTTGTTGATGCGCCACGGCGCCGGTGGAACGGCTGCGGCCGAAAAGCTCAAGCGCTCGGACCTGCTCAAGAAATGCTTCGGTACCGTGTCGAAAACCTCGATCGAGGAACAGATCAGCCTGTTTGATCTGCGGGCCGGGTACGATGCGCTGCACGTCGAGTTGACCGGCCATCACTCGCAATATGGTTTGCGCGAAGGCTTCCCGGTCGAATTGAAAGAGGGCGCCTACAAGATCATTCGCACCAGCGAGCTTATGAACGACGAAATCCCGGACTTCGGCGCAACCAAGATCGCACCCGACAAGCAGCCGATGCCGGACAACGTGCTTGCTGCAGGCTAAGGGCGCCGCGCCTGCAGCAGACGGCGGCCTCCGCGTACTCGCGCAACCCCAATCCCCTGCGCGGGGGCCGCTTTAACCTCTTTTAGGAGCCACTGCATTGTGCAACGTTTTTGAAGCCGTCACCGAACAGGAATGCGTGACATGCAAAACTTGCTTGCGAGCAATAGGATTACCAGTCAGATGAAGCACCCCCTGTTTGCCTTCACCATCGGCGCCCTTCTGGTCGAAGCCGTCAACCTGATGGCCGTCAAGGACTTCGACAACGGCACGCCGATGATGGCGGGGGTGTTCCTGCTGTGCTTGGCGGCAGGGTTGTTTGAGGCTTATGAGAACGGGAGGGGGCGGAAGTGAGCAGATTAGTCGAGTGCCCCGAGTGCGGCGCAGACATCTCCGGCACCTACGAAGGTGACGATCCTTCCGTGGGCATCTTTGGCGCAGGTTGGTACTGCGACGCCTGCGAGATTTTCGTCGCTGACGACCATTCTGACGACGCGGACCTTGATCGACCATGAAACCCTCCGATCATCCCCACCGCATCGTCCTGCCTTGGCCGCGCGGCTCGCTGCTCAAGCGCGTGCAGCACAAGCCGCCGCGCCTCGTCGCCGGCAAAGACGACGTTTACTTGGCACTGGTGCGGCAATGCCCATGCCTGGACTGCGCCCAGGATCCAGCAGGTGAAGCGGCGCACCTGCGGTTGAGTTCGGGCACACACGGCAAGAAGGGCGGCATGGGGAAGAAGCCGGACGATCGCTGGGCGCTTCCGGTGTGCCGCGCGCATCATGAGCGCCAGCATCGGATCGGAGAACGTCAGTTCTGGTACGAGCTGGGGATTAATCCATTTCTGGCGGCCGAAAGATTGTATGCCAAGCGCGGCGATCTGGTCGCCATGCGGGCCGTGGTGTATTGTACGATCGCGGAGCGCGAAAGCAGGCAGCAGATTCTAAACAAGGGAGAGGACCGTGGCTGAAGAGTGGGGACCGGACAGCAAAGATTTGCCGATCATAACCGGCTTCGACAGCTTGAACGAAGCTGTGGCGGCGTTATCGCAGCGTATGGCGGATCAGATTTTCGAAAAGCTTGAAAAGCGCATCGGTGATCTGGTGCAGGAAGCCGCCGCCAAACGAGTGCCGCACAACATCGCGCAGAAGTTGGATATTCTGGTGAAGCTTCGCGTCGCTGATCTACAGCGGGGTTTATCCAGCGCGATTGCCTCATTGTCCCACACAATGAGTGGTCCCGAAGGTGCTTATGAGCGCAAAATATTCGAGACCGAGTGGGCAACGCTGTTCACTGACATAAAGCCAGCGGCCCGCAAGCGCCGTACTGTCAAGCGCCACCGCTAAACAAGGGAGAGGACCATGAGTGACCGCAAGCACGACCAGACAAGCTACGCCGCCACGCTCAAGGCAGCGCACATCGCGCAGATCGACGCGCTGACGCGGGAAGGTTTGAGCGAGAGCCAGCGAGTTGAGCTATTCGCCGAGGCTGCCGGGTTCTGCGAGGATGAACTGGTATCGGCGCATCTTCATCATTTTGATGGCTACACGCCAGCGGCGGCAGTATGGACCTTTGGTGATCCAGCTTTGAGCCTGTTCGCGAGTCTTCCGGGCTGTAGTTGCCCGGTGATCGAGCAGGTCAAGCACGGCAAGATGCAGTCGAAGCTGATCCCGTGCTACATCGATCGCGATTGGAGCCCGACCGTCGCGGTGCTGGAAGATTTCGCGCGGGTGCAGCAGGAGGCGCGGCTGAAATAATGCTACGAAGCTTTTGGCTGCCGACGGTGCCGGTTATCGTTTTCGCGATCGGCTCGGTTGGAATTCTGATGCTTTGTGCGTATGGCTTGACGCACTGAGCCAGCATCGACATGACCACAATCCCTACGCGAATGAAAATCGCACCCATCCCGTAGCCCGACAGACGCCACCAGCGCGTGCGCCTGTTGCGTGTACATGAACGGTGCGGTCGCGTTCCATCCGGTCTGGTCGAAGTCGCAGGCCCGCCCCGAGTGGTGCAGCGAGTTCCTGATATGCCCGTGTGCCGCGAAGCACCCGACATGGTGCGGCGTGTAGCCGGCTGCCGCGAACAGCGCGATCAGCTCGCGGAACTTGTCCGCCACGGCGTAAAACACGGTAATGGGACCGGCTGCCGTCGATACCGTCACCAAACCGTGACCAAGCCCAAAGGAACGCTCCTGATGCTCCGCGTGTTGGGAGGGGTGTTCGGTAGCCACCTGGCGCCGGGAATGCACTGGCGCTGCTTTGTGGGCCGCCACATGGGTAAAATGGTGCTTTCGGCCGTGGCGATAGCCCTTGTGGCGTTTGTGGCGGACCTGGTCATGGTCCACCGGGGCCAGCCACGGATGCGTCGACCACGGCCATAGCGGCGGCGTGGGGGCGGCGTACGGGGGCACCCGCCGATCGGCGGCGTTGGCCGTGACCGGCACGAACATCAGGACAGCGAGAACTGCAAGGAGCCGCATGGCTTGATTCCCTCCGTGTGCGCGGCACGGTAGCGGGGGAATGGGGCGGTGCAAGGGGGCGTGTGGACAACAAAAAAGGCCAGCCCGAAGGCTGGCCCAAGTCGCGGCGCGCAGGGTAAGGGGATTGAACGCGCCGAGGGGAATTAGCCCAAAGGGAACTTTAACAAGCAACGCCGCGTTGTCGATCTGGCCCGTGACGGGTCAGAGGAAACGTCGATGTCGAAGCAGAAGCGCCCGCAGCGGCGCAACCTTCCGAAGATCATCAAGGCCGAGCGCCGGCTTGCGATCAAGGTCCCACCGCACGCGGTGCCGTTCCTTGCGGTCGATCACGAAGCCGGGCTTGTGCATGTCGTGCCGGTGCCGCGCGAGGTGCTGCACGAAAAAAGCTGGTGGGAGAAGTTCGTCGATTGGGCCGCGCCCGCACAATAGGAGGCTACCATGCCGATCGGTATTTTATTTTGGGCTCTGATGATCCTTTGGCTGATCGCCTTCGGCGGGGTCGGGTGGTTCGGCTGGGGTGGCCAGCGCGGCCCCTATATCACAAGCATCTTCCTCTGGTTTCTGCTGTTCTTGCTCGGATGGGCAGAGTTCGGCTTTATCCTGCAAGGAAGCGGCGTGCGGCACTACGGATAGACCGATGGCCGAGCTTCGAGAAATCGTCCGCCGCATCTCCGAGCATTGGAGCCACGGCCACACCAACCGGCCCAGCGATGGCTACTGGCTGCCTCCCGAGGATGCGACGGCGATCGGCGATTGGCTTGTGGTTTGGCAGGCCGCGATGGGCGGCCCCACGAAGCCCAGCGCCTAGTATTGCGACCGCTGCCGGGCCCCACGCCCCCGCAGTCCGAGCCAATGATCCTGGTCGACCAGCCCATAGGCTCGCGTCCACAGGAAAAATACCAACGCACTGACGACGACGATTCCGGTGACCGCCTCCATCCAAGGAGCCGCGAGATGCGGATCGGCATGGAACACCGCGCGCACGAACAGGTCGAACACCACCAACAGATAAACGTACCGCCGCACCATGGCCCAGCGGCCGACCGGATCGCCGTTCCACGAAGCGTGGCCTGTGGTGCGGATCATTAGCGCGAAGATGACGAAAGCAGCCATGAGGTCGAAGCAGGAGAGCACCATGGTCCAGAGCGCTCCGTTGATGGAACAAAGTTCCGTCATTTGGCTTCTCCGCTGAACTTTTGAGCGCGGCCGATCAAATAGCGGATGATGAGCGGCGCAGCCACCCCTGTAGCAAACGCAGCGAGCCCTATTCCCGTTCCAGCCCCAAGCCAGCGGGAACCGAGTTCGTAGCTGTAGTTCGTGGTGAGGGTGGCGACCACCAGGTTGCTCACGGCCTCCCGGATTGTCGGCTTGCCTGAGAGGACGTAACACAGGCCGCCGGCAAAGCCGGCAATGAGGATGGAGCCGTGGAGGCCGAAAGTTTCGATGTCCATGTCAAGCGGGCGCTCCTGCTGTTGATGTTTTTGGCACGCCCTCGAACGAGACTATGTCGGCACAGTACCCTTCGATGTGGTGGGTGGACAGCACGTCTAAACTTGCGTGCCCTATCTCGATGAGAGGATCCCGCGTGTCAAGGAACATGAATAGCGGCGGCACGTCGTGTGGAACTTCGGGCACGATGTCGTTGCCGCGGCGGTACTGCGTGATCGCCAGCGGCGACGTGAAATTGACGAAGTCCCTCATGCCGAACCGCGGCGCGCCGAAGGTCACCACCTTAACCGGCATCTTGCCGGCGGCGTACATCAAGGCAGCAACCCCGAGCGCCACGGCGCCGCCCAGCGAATGCCCGGTGTAGATCGAAGGCTTGTCGCCCACCGCGTTGAGCACTTCGGGCACGATGCTCATGGCGTCGTCGAGGAACCCGGCGTGGCACGGCCCGAGCTGCGGATGAGTGGTGGTCTCGATCGGCAGGAAGATGAAATCGCGTATCCAGTCCTCGGGCGTGATCGAGCCGCGAAAGGCGACGAGCTGCGTCACGCCGTCGCTTGCGGTGGCGATGCGGGCGTAGGCGCCGGACAAAGGGACAGGGAGTGTCGCCGGCTGCTGGTAGGTTTCCGAGCAGGCGGTGACGCACTCAAGGTCGCAGATCAAGGTTTTGTCTCATTCGCGGGCGGGGCTCACGAACGCAGTGCGGTCACCCAGGCTCAGAGTTTTGGAAGATTGAGGAATGCAGCGACGGCGGCCGGAATACCAAGAGCAGCGGCACCTGCGCCGGCAGCGCCTGCCGGATTGGCAACGATGCCGAGCGTGACGCCCATCGTCAGCAAAGTGTTCTGAACATCTAATACGAGCGGCGCACAGGCGAGATTAAGCGCTGCGAGCGGCCCGGTCGGCGATTGAATATTCGAGATGTAGGCTTTCGCATCGCGCGCCTTCTGGAGCGCCTGGAAAGCGCCAGCGCCTGTCGGAAGGATCGACTGCGTCTGATTGTTCACGAACGGGATGAGTGCCTGATAGCACTGGATCGCCGTCTGGTCGGGCGGCGTCTGCGCCTGCGCATCGGCAAGCGCGGCCTGCAGGTCCGTGACGGTGAACTGCTGGAGCACCAGCAGCGGATTCTGCTGCACCTGCGCGACGGTTGGGCGCACTTTCGGAGCCGCAGTGGTTGCCTTCGGCTGCGCCAGCGCATGTGGGGCCAAAAGAGCAAACAAACAAATGAGCGCGACAATCTTCTTCTTCACAGCCGTTCTCCTTATTTGGTGAGCGAAGCGGCCTTTACGCCGGGCGTAAAGAACGTGTGGAGAATCCAGGTGGCAATGTTGGTTGCCACGCCGATCGTGACGACGAGGGCCATTTGTTGCTCGGGGGTCATGCTGATGTGGCCGCTGGTGACGAATGCCAAGATCATGGCGAAGCCGGAAACGGCTTGTGTCCAATTCACCTTGGACGCCCACGCCGACGTGACCGGAACAATGGTGAGGCCGCCGATAGCTGGGGATTGTGGATCGCTCATGATTTGGGAGCCTGCGTCGATTGCCCAGGAGGCAGGTTGGCGCGGTCCTTATCGACCGCATCTATGACCGCCTTGGCGACTTCCGCCGCGATCTGCTGCTTCTCGGCGTCGCTGATTTCGTCCTGAAAGAAGCTCGGCACGTCTTTCTCGATGTCCGCATTGACGACTGTTAGCGCCGCAATGGCGCCGGTTTCGTAGTCACGTGCTGTTGCCATTGCCTAACCCCGCTTTCACGTCGGCGTCGATCAAGGCCATGCGCGCCAGGAGGGCCGCACAGCCCAATTGCGTGTCAACCGCCGATGGATCGTAATGCCCATCGGCCACGTATTTGCCGCGCACATACTGGTCGGTTGAGGCCCACACGTAAGGCGATGGCACGCCACGGTTGGCGTAGCCCAAACCGTTGTATTCTTCAAGTAGAGTCAATAGGCCGCCCACAGACCAGTCGGTCCACTTGGCGGCGAAGGGGGCGCAGTTTTTCAGGGCGTATTCGGCAGCGGCGATCCAGGAGCCGAACGGGCCGATGCCACGCGGCACATGGATACTGACTTCGTTCCATGGGTCCCCTTGCGCGAGGGAGGCCCTCCAGCTTTGCGAGGATTCGCGTTCGTGAATGACCGCGATGACAAACCAAGGCACGTCGGTTGCGGCCGACACTTCCTGGTATTGCGCCTTGGCGTCGGGCGCGACCAGGCGCGCCGCCACTTCATCGACCAATGGCGCGCGCAAGGTATTGACGTGCATGGCACGCCAGCGCGCCGCGTTGGCGGTTATGAGGGCGGCGATGTTCACGAGCCGGTCGGGCCGGTTGCTCCGGTAGAGCCGGCCGTCGAGCCCGTTGCGCCGCCTGTAGCGCCTGTGGGGCCGGTCGCGCCGGAGGCTGCGGGCGTATTGGCCACGACCGCAGCCGCGATCTGCGCATCGTTGTTCTGTAGGGTGGCGACCAGCGCATTGAGTGCCGTCTGCGTGGCGCCGTCGGTCGAATTGCCGGAGATGGTGGTGATTTCGGCGACGAGATTCTGCACGAGCTGGATCACGCTCGCATCGACGGCGGTGTTGTTGGCGACTTCGGCAGTCAGGGCGGTGATGTCAACGGACATGATTTCGGTTTCCTTCTTGAACAGATAGAGCAGGCGGTCCAGTTTCCGCTCGATCCTGTTGAGTTGGGCTTTGTGGATGTCGGAGGACCACATTATGTCAGGTTAAGTCGGGAGGGGAAGGTTTTGTTTCATTGGCGATCTGGTGGGGTGTCGGCGCGGGGCGGTCACCCGAGCGCAGCAAATTCTTCGTCAAGCTCCGCGGCGCGGGCCTCGGCTTCCTGCTCGCTATAGTGCAGCGACATGACCTCGCCCTCCACACCGTCACCCTTTCGAATTGTGGTGTCAACACGGAAAACTGCGAACGGCTCGGCCGCTGGATTAATCAATTTTGCGACGACGTGCCAAATCGTTCTCGCCATTTCGTCCTCGGCGATTGGGTGACCGCACCGAGCCTACACCACACCGCCTGCGAATGATACAAACAAACTTAGGTCCCCGCACCTGGAATGAAGCAACGAACTCTGGTCTCATTATTCCCATTCGGATAGGGCCACACCACCGCAGGCCCATACCGATTGGGCTCCTTCACCAAGGCCTCATCCGGCACCGGCAGCCAAGCCTTCTCCTTGCATGTCGCCCAGCCTTCCCTCTCCATCTGAAAATGCGCGCAGATGCGGACTTCCCACCGCCCCTCCACCGTGTCGATGTCGGGATCCTGGATGCTGATGCCGTCGGCATTCGAGCAGCAGGGCCCCTTACCGCTGGCCAGCCCATTGAACCAATCGCGCAGCGGCGAGTCCGCGAAGCGGCCGTCGTCATGGATCAGGTCAAGGTGTGGATAAGCCGTGGCGTGGGCGTGGCCGAAGGTCAGCGCCACGATCAGCATGACGACGAACACCAGCATGACGAAGGCCGCCACCAGATAGCCGCACAGGACCTTGATGACGAGCCAGGTGACCTCGCCCATCACTTGCGGACCACCATGCGGGGAGCAGCTTTGGCGCGGGCGTAGCCTGCGGCCAGGATTTGCGCCTGCTGCATGCGCCAGCATTGCGGACAATAGGCGGCTTGGCAGATTTGCAGATTCAGTTGCCGCACGCTGTCGCGCTTGACGAATACCAGCATCTGGCGCGGGTGCACGTCGCAGAACCACTTGGCGATCAAGAGTCCAACTTTCCCAGGCACGGGGTCCGATGGTGCCAGATGCCCTTGGCATCCGCGATCAACACCGCCTCGCGCATCATGCGGCGATGCTTCACCTGCGTGCCGCAGGCGATGAGCGCCTGGCCCCAGGCAATGGCGGCCTCGGCTGGTACGATCATACGCAGTTCGCGGTCGGAGCCGATGTCGAATACCATATCGACGCCGTCCTCATCCTCGCGAAAGCCGACGGCTTCCGGGGTCTTGACCGGGTCGGTCATTTCTTCTTGGCCTCCGGGTTTTTCAGTTTGTCGAGTTCCTTCTGCAGCGCCTCGACCTTGGCATTGGCCTGCATCAGTTGCTCGTTGAGATTGGCAGCGCGGATCGAGCACATGCCGATGGTGCGGGCGATTTCGTCGGTGGATTGCGGGATTTGGGCATGAGCCCGTCCAAATAGAAGCAGCGCACCAAGAAACATCGCGACAGCTAAAAGGTCCTTCACTCTTTCCTCCCCTATTGGCACGCCGGGAAATACCACGTGCCGCTCTGCCCGCTGATAGCGACGGGCACCCATCGCTCCGTGCTCAAGCTGGAGCAGGGAGAATTCGTGAATGTCTGCGTGCCGCTCGATGTGGTCGAGGCATTGAATTGCGGCGGCTGGGCGAACTGGACTTGCTGGGTCTCGCCCTTGATGGTCAGCGCCGTGGTGGCCGTGCCTGCGGCCGTGCCGGAAGTCGTCTTGACGCCGGTTTGGAACACGAGGTCGCCGTTGGTGGCCGTGCCGGTGGCGAGCGGGCCTGCCAGCGTGAAGGTCGCGGCGGCAACCGTATTGGTGCCCGAGGCTTCTTGCGGTTCGATGGTCTGCGCGCTCGGGCTGCCGGTCGGCGTACCGCCAACCACCAGCGTCGAGCCGCCCGATACCCCCGCGAGCGTGACCGTGGGCTCGTTGAGGATGCCGCCGAATGAAAGAGTCCCCGTCGCGAAATCGAAGCTCGAAGGTGAGGTGAGCGCGAAGCCGTCGCCGTTGGAGAACCATTCCCAGCCGTCGGTCGAGCCGAAGTTGATGCCGGTGCGCGCCTCGCCGCCGTTCATCGAGCCGAAGAACACGCTGCGGGCACCGGAGGCCTGATTGGGTCCGATGCCCACTTGACCGTTGGCGTTGTGCACCACCTCAAAGTCGGTCACACCGCCGACATTGATCTGCGCCATGGCGGAGCCCAGCGCCGAACTGGTGTTGGTCACGTCGATGACCAAGGGTCCGACGAGGAGCGAATTGTTATTCCAGGTCTGCGTCAGGTGCAGGCCCGTGGTGCTCGATGTGACGGAGCCCGTGGCAATCGTGACCTGGCCGGAGCCCGCATAGGTGAAACCGGAGTCGCCGCCGAAGGCGCCGTTGTTGTTGAACTGCACCTGGGTGTTGGAGCCGCCGGGCGTGAGGAACGGCACGTCGGCGAGCGTGAGCGGCCGGAAAGTCGGGAAGTCAGCATTCCCGGAGGTCGGCCCGGCCAATATATCGTTGGCGGTGACGGTGCCGTAGATGTGCAAGGGCGGCTTGTCGGCAAGCAATGTGCCGGTGGTATTGTTCCAGATCGCCACATCGCCAACCGTGGACGATCCGGGACCGCCCACGTCACCGCCGCCCGAACCTTGGATGGCCTGCTGCACGAAGGCCGTTGAAGCGGCCTGGCTGTTGTTGGTGCCGTAGGGGGCGGTGGGGACGATGCAGTTGGGATTGGCGGGGCCGCAGCCTTGGGCGAAGGATTGTGCCGTGAGGCCGATGAGAACGGCGAGCGTGAGAAGTATTTGTTTCATTCGCGGCCTCGGTTGGTTTAAGCTCAGTGCGGTCACCCAAACGCGGAGGAAACAAATGTGCGGCGTCCTGTTTGCGATTTACAATACCGACTTGGTTAACGACCTACGGCGAGGTCGGAGCTGCGACTACGAACGATTTCGGCGACTACGCGATTATGCAGAAAGACGCTGGCGCAAAACTCACGATCTGCGTTACGCGGCAAAGTGGTTGCAGGTCATCAAGGCCATCGAGCACCGTTCGCCTCATTGAGGCGTCCGTGTGACCGTGAAGCGCCCACACCGGCACCCACCGCGAATGACCCAAACTCTTAACCTACTGATTAGGACTGACCACCACCGTGAACGGCACGTCCGATCCAGTTGCGGTCGCCGCAAGCCATTGACTCTCCCGCACACCCGTTCCGGTGAACACCACCACCGTGCCCGGAGCCACCACCGTATTACCCGGATTCGGGCCCGGCGTCAGCGGGTTCCCGGTCATATCCAGCGACGGACACACATAGACCGCGACCGCTCCGGGATTGGTGAACGTGATGCTCTTGGTCGAAGGTGGGATGCCGGAAAGCGTCGTCGGCGAGGTGCCGAGCGAGAAGCCCAGCACACCACCTGAGATGTCGAGTTCGATCGTCTGCTGCTGGGCCTGCGCTGGCAGGGTCATCAATGCCAGCAGCAGGGCGAGAAAAAGCCTCATAGCGTCTGACTGATCGCCACCGTTAGCGGATTATTCGACCCAGAAGCCGCCGCCGCAAGCCATGCTCCCGCAACACCATTGCCGGTAAAGACCATTGTTGCCCCCGGCAGGATCGCGTAGTTGCCGGGGTTGGGCCCCGGCGTCAGTGCATTGCCGTTCATGTCCACCGATTGGCAGACAAACACCGTCACGCCGTTTACCGCGGGATTGTGAAACGTCAACCGCTGCACCTGTGGATTGACGGACAGGATCGGCGTCGATCCGGTGCCGAGCGAGAATCCCAGCGTCCCGCCGCCCGTGAGCGGCACGATCTGGTTGACGCGCGCGAGCGCTTCGTAGGCGGAAGTCGTCAAATTGGCCACCATTGGGTTTAAGGAGCGCCAGCGTAGATGATTCGATTGCGGATGCGCAGCGGCGGCAAGGTCGCGAATGGAGCACTGACAGCCGCGCTTGGACTGGAATGGCCTATCGTGATAGGAGCGCCAGTAAACGTGAAGTCGAAATCAGCGCTCCAAAAGCCAGGGTTTGTCCCCACGAAACCGACTGCTGACCCTTCCGCTCCATTGTTGATGATATTGGCGAGCCCCGAGGGGCTGATGGTGCCGGTCGGTGTGAAGGTGATAGCCGGAATATCCGCTCCGGTTAGCGTCGTGGAGGCGGTCACGTCTTGAGCGCCGCACACCGCGTTGAGGTACGCCGGATTCCCCGTGCAATAGGTCGGCGACAGATTGGTGTTCGCCGTGTCGATCGCCGCCGTCATCTGCCCCGCGAGGTTCGGCAGATAGAACGTGCCATCCTGCGCCGTGCCGTAGGGGAACACTTGGCACTGCGTCGCGTTCGCCGAGGCATTGCCGCCGGTGATGACGAGCGACGACCCACCCACCGTCGCGATCGTCTGGCCCGTGGTGAGCGCGCCTGAGCCGGGAGACTCGATGATCCAGCCCGTACCGAACCCCACCGTTGAGCCGATGCCGGTGATGGTGGACGACCCAGACGTGATCGTGCACGCAAACACCGGCGCGATGACCGCGAGCAGCGCCGAATAGGCGGTGCGCGATTTGGCCGCGCCGTTCTCCAGGAACCATGTCGTCGGAGCCGATAATCCAGGCCAGTCGAGTTCGGCCCCGACCGGCACGCTCGCCACCGCGCCGCCGACGCCAAGCAATGCTGCCGCCTCTGCGGTCGTTGAGGCCGCCACCACGGGCTGCATCGCCGCCGACACCAAGGCCGACGATGGCTGCGCCAGGATCGGCTGGCACGGATTGGAGCCAAAGCCGACCAACTCGTTCGTCCGTTGCGCCGCCGGCGGCAACGGCAACAGCGCCGTGCAGGTATCGTTGGCCGGGATGACGATGGCGCGCCCCGCAATGAAATTGATCTGCTGGATTTGCATTTCCAGGAGGTCAAGCGCCTGTTCGACCGCGACCGGGAACAACTGCCCTTGATTGGACGACACTGTTTGCTGATAGGGAACGACGCGCGTGATGGTCAGCGTCGTGCCGGTCGTGATCGGCGAGCCGAGCAGCGGGTAAGTGACTGAGCCACCGATGCCCCAGACCGATCCGGGCAGCGCCGGATTGAGAAACAGCGTGTACTGCGTCGGCAACAGCACCGTCACGTTGCCGTTCGCATCCGTGTACGTCACCGAAATGTCCGAGGCCTGCACGCCGACAAACGGGAAGGAAAATACCGTGGTCGAGCCATTGCCGCCAGCGGTGACACTCGACGAGGTCGTGGTGATGGTGGCGCGGACGGCGGACAGCCAGACGAGGTCGGCCGCCCAGGCGAGGGCCAGAAGCAGTGCGAGTGAGGCGAGGAATTTCTTCATGCTAAAGCCTCTGCGCGCAGCATCATATAAGCCATGTGCACGCACTCGATCTGGAAGCGGCAATCGTCGAGCGCATTATGCGCCACACGTCCCGCCGATCGCTGGATGCGTCGCGTATCAAGTTGCGCCAGATGAAACAGCGTCCGCGTACAGCGCGAGTCCCAATACTTCCATGGCACTTTTCTGCCGCAAGCGTGGGCGGCGGCGGTCCACAGCGGCTCGTCGAAGTTTGCGCCGTGCGACCAGATATAAACGGCACCTTCTGCCACGAACCATTCGTGAAAGGCATCAACGACCAGATTGAGCGGCTGCTGATCGACTTCTAGTGCATCACGCGCTTTCTGTGATTGCTTGTCCCACCACTCGACGGTGGCCGGATCGACCTCAAGTCCTACGTCGCGGCAGGTAATGTCACCAATGTTCATATAAAATTCCCGGCCTATCCTCCCGCTCGCATCGAACGCAATCGCTCCAATCGAGCGCAACGCACTTCCCGGCCGTGTACCCCATGTCTCTAAGTCCAACATCACTGAGCGCATCAATACCTCTTATTCAAAAACGGCCCCATGCAATAGGGCATGCCGATGGAATCCCGCCCGATCTGAAACTCGATACGGAAATCCTCGCGTTCGGCTTCCCGCATCACCGCCAACAGATCGCCGATGAGCTTTCCGGCGCGTTCCTTGTAGTCGGCCGCCTTCTCGGCATCGTTCTTGGGGCACGACAGCGCAACGATGTTTGTTTGGTCGTCGGTCATACTCGCTCGCGCTTTGTTTTGCCGCAATGAGGACACCTTAGCTGGTAGACTTCGACATGACATTGATCGCAGTACCACGATTTTATGACCATATCGCCAATCACTTTTGACCAACGAGTGAAGAAGGTGACTTCCTCCATCAATGCACCGTCATCCGTTGCGATCCCAACCCCCACGGCATGTAGGGAATAGCGCCGCCCGGCGTATAGCCGACCATGCTCTGTCCCTGGTCGTGCAGCATTTTCCGGTTGGTCCGTTCCCACCAACCGGGATTAAGGGCTTCATAGAGGTGGTATAGGATCAAATAATCCCACGCCCCTTTCAGATAAACCAGATTATTGCCCGGTATCTGATGCACGCCCCAACGTGCCATGTCGGACCATCCGGCTTTGCCGTTGAGCCAGTCGTCGTAAACGATTTTCAGCGCATCGTAGGCATTGCCGACCACGGGTCCCGCCACGGACTTCGCAAGAGCCTCGGCCTTCTGCGCGCCGCGATTGAGTTCGCCGAACAGCATGTCGCCCGCGATACCGAGCCCACCGCCAAGCGCGGCGGCCGATAACAGGTTCTCGACGCCTTTCGGTAGGCCGATTGGCTGTCCGTTCTTGTCACGCTTGCGCGTCATGTCGGTGAGCGACGGCAACGGCTGACCGCCAGCAAGCGCATTGACCGACATGCGCAGGTAGCCGGCGACCGTGGACATGGCCACGATCATGCCGACGTTGAACGTTGCCTCGCCTTTGCTCAAACTCATGTGGATTTCGCGGCCGAGCGTTTGCGTCATCGCTGCAATGGGCCACATCTTGAACTGCGCGATCGAACGGTAAAGCTCGCCCTGCAGGGTGCCGGGGCGGCTCGTTCCGAGCACCATGGCGCGCTCACGGATGCCGGCAGTGATGACCGAATGGGCGGCGGCGTCGCCGTAATATGAGGTGAGCTTGTCGGCCAGTTCGTTGACGTAGCGGTCCACGTGCTCGATGGGACGGCCTTGCTCAATCAGGTTCATCGCAACGCGGTCGCGGTCCACCCGCTGCACGTCTGATGGAACCAAAAAGCTCTTGCCGTCCGCCGTTGATTTGTCGGGAATATCGCGAAGGAGCGACCATTCCTCCGGCCCGATGCCGTATTTGGACAGCATCAGCGAGAGGTGCGGATCAAGTTGCTCGAAGCTTTTGCCTTCGGCGCGCGCCAAGCGCTGTGCCAGCATTGAGCGGAAACCACCCTGCCAGCGGTCGAACAGCCAATTGATGCCGGTAAATTTGAGAGTGGTGTTGAGCATCGAGGCGACTTTGCCGGGAATGGCGGCGTCCGGTTGCCATTGGGTCGCAAGGTCTCGCATGGTGCCGTGGTTGTAGGCGCCGATGTCGGCGAGGATTTCCTGCTGCTCGGCGGAAGGTCTCCCTTGCACCAAAGCGCGCACCATTTCACCGAGGGATTGCAGGCGCGGAATGCCATGGTGGACGCCTTCGGCCGGGAGCGCCCACATGGTCGAGGCTGCGTGGGTGGCGCCCAAACCGCCCAGGTCCGCCATCGAGGTCGCGGCACGCACGGTCGCGAAGGCTCCCGCCCAATCGGCACTGGCCGGAATGTTGGCCGTGCCGTCGATATGCGCCATGGTGGCCTTAAGCCGGTCGATCTTGTTGTTGAACGCCGACACGCCATCAAGATCGTCGCGATATTTTTCTTGAATGTCGCGGATCAACTGATTGAAATTCCCCGTGGCGCCGGTGCCGAGCCGTTGCATCAGCGCCATCTGCCGTGCCGAGTTGTCCAGTCCGCGCATCACCGCGGCGCTGATCGAAGCATCCTGGCCGAAGTCGCGCAGGTTGCCGAGCCACGCATCGGAGTCTTTCCACAGCAGCACCCGCGGCTGCGATAGCCTTCGCGCGATGTTGCGCGAACCTTCATAAGCAATCGGCACAAAGCCCTTCTCGTCGGCGGACAATCCGAGCGCACCCCACGGGCTCATATGCACGCCAGACACCAGCGCATCGAACACCGAGCGGCCGAACCGCGTCCGCGCCGCAGCGTCGCTCTCGCCTTCGTTGGGGATCACATTCTCGAACGTCTTGTCGGCAAGTCGCGGTTCGGTCGCGCCCCACCACGCCGCGAACGCATCGTCGAGACTCTTGCCTGCGCCCGCTGCCATCCTGATCTTGCGCGGGTCGTGGCTGGTGTGCGCCACATAATCCATGGCGTCGGCGATGTTGGCGCCGTAATCGTTGAGGCGCGCCCGCATGGTGGCGAGCGCCGGAACGATGGCCTGCGCGAGCTTGCGCACCGGATTGTTGCCGGTGACGGACACCGTGGCGCCTTCCTTGAGGCCGATGATTTCCTTGCCAAGCTCTGAATCAATGTCACCGTTTCGAGCGGTGCGCTCAAGTCCATTGGCGCGGATCACATAGCCGACGACTGCCTGCTGGCGCGCGGCCACGCTGCGCCACACGGTCTCGATGCCCAACCTCGTCCCCTTCGAAGTGCCCACCAGCATGGCAAGCAGCGTATCGTAAGCGGTGCGGATGCCGCCTGCGGCCTCCACTTCATCCAGCGCGGCATTGCGTTTGGCGGCGTTGCGCAACGCATCGGTCTTTTGGCGCTTGGCGGCGTTGAGAAGGTCGCCCGCAAGCGCCGCCGCTGCGTCCACGCTGGCATCGGGCTTGCCGGTGGCGCGCATCTCTTCGGCACGGCCCGCGACCTGCTGCAACAGCTCCAGCGCCCGCTGGTTGCTGATGCGGCCGATGGCAGCGATCTTGGCGATGCACTCGTCGGTCGGCATTATGCCTCGCCTCCCTCGATCAAACACATCGCCGCCTGCGCGTAAGCCTGCTGCAAGGTCTGCGCCTCGGTCAAGTTTGCATCAGCCGCCGCGATCTCGGCGCGGGCGGATGGCGGCAGAGCGGCAAGGTCGGTTTCGGCTGTTGCCGCACTCAGTTCGGCGTCGGGTTCGGTTGCGGGAGCGTAGGCTTCACGTCCGGCGAAGATGGCTGGGACTGCTGGTTGCGCTTCGCCAGCGCCTCGTGCAGCTTCGCCTTGCGCCGCAATTCCTTGCGCTTGCTCCCCTTCGCGTGGCGCGCCTTCTCCGCGTATTCCTGGCTCACGATCGAATGGAACTTCGCTGACATTATCGCCATGGGATTCCTCGTGTGCCACAACGCCCTCGGCCGCTGCAACAGCCTCCAAGTGCTCGATTTCCTTACCGTCCGCAACGTCCTTGAGCCGCACCAAGTCCAGTGCCTTGATCGGGTCCTCGTAGCCACGATTAATCATCAGGTCGAGGGTGGCGGCACGTTCTCCAGATGAGATGTCACCGGGCCGCATTCCGACTTCGGCTAAGGCCGCGTCAAGCTTTGGGCCGGCTTCCGCCTCTAGTGCGGCCCGCTCGGCATTGACTTGGCCGATCGACATGCCGTGGGCCTCGGCCTCGGCGTGCGCGGACTTGAACACTTCGATCGTCCCGCCGCCATAGCCTTTGTCGGTGCGCCACTTCTTGGCGTCCTTGAGAGCTTCGGCATTCTCGATCATGCCGGATTTCTGGTGCTCGGCGAGGATCGGCGCGTAGCCTTCGAGCGGCGTGCGCGGCACAAGCGAGTTCAACGCCGCATTCTTGTTCGCGCTGGTATGCTTCCCGATCGCCACATTCGGATCGATATGCGGATCGGGCGGCACGCGATTCGGTGCTTCATGCTCGATCGACGCCAGATAGCCGTCGATCTCATGGGTGTAGGCCGCCCAATCGACGCCTGCGGCATGGACCGCGTCGCGCTCGGCGGCGGTTGCCGTGACATGGGCCTTGGCGTAGGACTCGCCTTCCGCCATCAAGGCCCGCTCGGTGGTCTCATGGGTCGCGAGGAAGCCCCATAGGCGTACCGGATTGCCCTCACCGTCTTTCAGAACCGGCGAGAATTCCGGGATGTTGCGGTCGATATAGACCGGCCCATTGAGATCTTTGCTGCCGACAGCGCCCGAAACCACATCGTGGTCGTGATCGATCGCTACTTCGGGTGCAGCCCCTTCTTCGCCAGCCAGCCGTGCGGGTGCGGCTCCTTCGGCATGAAGGGGGGCCGCGGCAGCTTCCGCTTCCTCCGGCGCCGGGGCGGCTTGGGCGGCGCGGGGCGTCTTGGCTTTGGCGGGTGGCTTACGGGGCTCTCCGGGTCGGCCATAGATGTCCTCTTTGGTGGCGTCGAATTCGTCCTGCGGGATGCCCTGGGCGAAGCCGTTGCGGTAGCTCTGCTGCTGCGCGGCTGCGGTGGCTGATGGGGATTCTTGCGGGTCGACCACCGGGCCAACGTCGATGGGCCGCCCATCCACCATCTGCGATGTCGCTGCCCGCATGGCGTCAGCCTTGACCGCGGGCGAGCGCGAGGTTGCGCGGAAAGCATCGCCCAGCGCGCCAACGCCCGCACTGATGACCGCGCCGCCTGCGGCTCCGTACATCAGGTTGATGAACGCCTGTCGCGTCGAATAATCCGCGTCGTTCTCTTGCGCCAGCCCATAGCGCAGCGGCTCCAAGGCCGCCTGCCCAATGAAGCCGGCGCTGGCTCCTGTGCCCGCCCGCGCTGCGGTGCGCGCCACAATTCCCGTGGTGCCAAGCCCGACGCGCCCCATTTGCGCCAGCATCGTTTCCTCGCCGACGCCTGGCAAGAAGAGTGACCCCACATTAATCGGGTCCATCAGGAAAGCGGCGGTCCCGGTGGCAAACCGTGTCGGCCACGCATTCTGCTGGCCATAAGCCCCAAGGATGCGGGCGCGGTCGAGTTCGGCCGCTTTGGCTTCGCCCAAGGAAGCCGCTACCGGCTCGGGCAAGTCCTGATCGGTGATCTTGACCGGCTGGCCGTCGGGACCGAGCGGGGCGTAGCGCTTGTTGGCTTCCTCGGCCGTAACCTTCGGGGCCGCGACGGGCTTCAAGTCGCCCGTGGTGCCGATGTCCTCGGGGGATAGCCCGACTTGTCCGGCGCCGGACAACGCGATGCCGCGCGCGATGCGGCCCCACCAGCTATCCTCGTACTGGCCCTGATAGAGCGCCCGCGCCAAGCCGCCCGTGGCCTCGGCCGAAGTCTCGCCGATCTGCGCGCCGATCTTTTCGCCGAGGCTCGGCGCGCCCAAGTCCGGTTGCCGCGCGCTCTCGGGCGGCTCCCATGGCATCGTGTCGGCGATGATGTCAGCCATCAGGGCGAGATGGCATAAGCGCCGGCAGCCCCGGAGAACGCTGGTGGCCTCCGGGCGGCCTGCATCAGTTCGGCGTTGAAGGGTACCGACACCGGATTGCCGCGCTTGTCCCGCACCGTGAAACCCTGATCGTCCTTGAGCCACAGCGCATCGGCATGGGGCGACGTGATCCAGTGCGGATTAGCCTCAAGCTTACCCACATACTCGGACGCCTCGGCGACGCCATGGCGTTTGTCGTCAGTGCTCTGCCGGTACTCCGGCGGCAGATTAAGCTCGTGCGGATTGGCCTTCCAAAAGTCCAAAGTCGCCTGCGCGTTGGCGTTCACCGTGTCGTAACGATCGGCCGGCACGCGCGCTGAGCCCGTGGGCATGAATTGCCAGTTGCGCAGGAAGGCTTCCGCCGCATGATTGGCTGCGTCGTTCGGGGTTTCGTGCGGGGGATAATAGACCTTAGCGTAAGCCAGTTGTTTCACGGAGTCGCGGAGCGCATCCACCCGCGGCCGACTGACACCGGATTCCTGCATCGACTGCCACAGTTGCCCGAGCCCGGTCTGGTTGGTGTCAATCAGCGAATTGATCGCCGTCGCCGGCGGCTGGCCACCGATCGGACGCGCGCCCAGGCTTGAATTGAGCTTTTCCTCGAAATCCTTGGCCGATCCTTCCTTCTCCGCCGTGCGGCCCTCGCGCAACCAGCGCGACAGCAACGCAGCGTCGGCGCTGCCTTGCGGGTCCATCGAGCCATCGGATCGCGTCGTGTTCAAGAACGACACGCCCTGATAGGCCATGGGCAGGTTGCCATACTGCACCATGTCGCGGAACACATGCGGCCATGCCGCGCCGATCTGTTGCTGCAAGGCATCGAGAGCTTTCTTTGAGTCCCCGGAATTGACGACGCTATTGGCAAAGTTCGTCGCCACCTCGCGGGTGAGCACGTGGGTCTGCTGCTCGGTCAACCCCATGCGCTCCTGCTGCGCCAGCACGCCTCTGGCATAATTCTCAAAGATCGCCGGTGGCGGATTCTTGGTGTTGAGTGCCATCAGGGATGCGTGCGTGCCGGGATCGTGCGCGGCGATCCACTTCGCCGGGTCGGCGGCACTGGTTGGGCCGTTCGGTCCAAGGCCCAGCGCCGCGTTGCGCTTGTTCATGAACGCGGTTGCGGCGGCAACGTCCTTGGCCTTTTCCGCTTCATCGGCATTCGGATTGTTCTGGATGGCATCAAACAACGCTTCGGCTTCGGCCTGCGGCGCGAGCGCGCCTGCGTTTTGAAACTCGCCCTCACGATGCGCGGACTGATAAACCAATCGCGCCTGCTCAGCCTGCCGCATCCCCAAAACGCCAAGCCGATCATCCGGGAACGGAATGGAAAAGTCACCGTTGCGAGCCCGTTCAGTGGCGATCTGGGCCATGTTCGCCACATCGGCCGCCTGATCGGCATTGCCGGCACGCAACAGATTCAACCGCGACAACGAAAACCGCAGCACCTTGTCCTGCAATTCCGGGCGCCCGGCGTACTTCGGGTCGTTCATGATCGAGGCCGTCACCGCCGACGCATCCGGCAAAGTCTGGCCGTTCGGCATCCAACTTCCCGGCGCGCCCCCGGCCCACTCGATATGCCCCAGGTCGGGATGCGACCAGTCGCCGCCCGAATAGATCGACCAGCGATTAAGCGCCGTGCGCCATTTGTCGGGATTGTCCTTCACCCATTGCCGGAAGTCCGATGAAACAATATCGCGGCCGGTCTGCGAGCCGATGTCGATGGCGTTGCCCATGGTGTGCTGGCTCATCATGCCGCCACCCGCGATGCCTCCTGGACGCGGATTGTAGCCGCCGATATTGCCGATCGGCGCGCCATCGTCCACCAGCTCATTGAGAAAGCCGGTGAAGGCCGGTGCCGAGGCTTTGTTGACGGTCGCCTTCTGGCCGTTCGACAGCGTGATCTCACTCAAATGCGACGGATCAAGTTCGCGGCCAGGCCCCAGCGTTCCGTATTGCGCGCCGGGGTGCATGAAGTTCGCGCCCTCATGGACGGCACCAGCATCGAGCGGCGAGGTTTTGCGAATAGCCTCCATGTGGGCGTAGTGATCTTCGCCCTTGCCGATGACCAGATCATGCAGACGGTTCTGGGTTGGCTGGTCGATCTGGTTGCCGTAGCGCAGCAGAATGTCCTGCGCATGCTCGACGGCATTCGGGTCTTTTTCATCGCCGAGTTTGCGGTTGACCCAAAGCGAGACCGCTTTAGCGTTATCCTCTTTGACCGCCTGATCGAACGCTATCTTCTGCCGCGGATCGTTCAAGTCGAAAGCATCGCCGTAGCGATTGTGCGCTTCAATATCGACTTGCCGCAACTGCGCGTCCATGTAGCCGAAGTCCGGCGCGCCTCCGGTTGAGGCCGCGAGCGCCCCCTGATCGGCGGCGGCAGCTTGGCCGCCTTGCGCCACCGTCTTGTTCCAGGTGTTCGTCTGCTGCGCCGCGTGCGAGACGATGCGGCTGTTCATGAAGTCGGTCGTTCGCCGCAAATTCTCCGACAGTAGCATTTTGGTGTTGAGGCTTGGCGCGGCATCAATCGCCGCCTGCTGCAAGTCGGTAATCTGCCTCTGCACGTCAGGCCGCGCATTGACCGCCGCCTGCCCCTGCAAGGTCAGATAGTTTTCCAGGATGGGCGATGCTTTGTTCTGAAAGTCCGAATGCGCCTGCGAGGCCCAAATCTGGTTTTGTTTGTTCGCAGTATCGAGCCACGCTTCCGCCGCGTCCTGTCCAGCCCGCTCCACGCCCTGGCCAAGCTTCTGCGCGGCTTCGCCGAGCAGGCCACCGAACTGCGCCGGATTGGCGTGAATGTTCTCATAGTCGTTCGGCGGCGCGCCGGACGGCTCGACGGAAGGAGCCTGAACGTCAAGAATGTGCGGGGCGGAGGGCATCAGCTACTCGCAGCCGCGACCGACAGAGCCGCGATCACGTGCGTCAGTGAACACTGTCCAGTGACGCCAACCCGCCGGGCAATGGAAGCCCCACTCCCGCACCACGGGCCCGGTAATGAACAGCGACCAGCACGGTTTGTCGATTTCAATGCGATGCGCGGCCTTGGCGCGGCGGAATTTCAGATCACCAGCGGCGTATTTCTTTGCGACCTGCACACCACCTTGCGGAATGGTGTGCTCGACGTATCCGCCAGCAAGCAAATAAGAAACATTCAGCCACGGATGATCATGCAGCGCCCTATCGTCATCGCTCCGCAAAAACTTATGCAGGTAGATGTTGAAGAACCGATTGCGCGGAATGATCCACCAGCGCAGCAGATAAGGATGATCCGCGCCGCCGATGATGAAATCCGGCTTGCGTCTGCGTTCGATCTTTTCAAACCAGCGCATCACAACGTGCTCACCGCTCCGGTAATCGAATTGCCAAACCCGGCATTGGTCATCTTCGCGTAGTTCAATCCGGCACTCCCCACGCCGCCGATCGCCGTGCCGAGCGCACTCACCAGCCCCGCGTCCTTCGCCTGCTGGCTCTCGAACGTATCGAGTTGCGCCTGCGCGGTATTCGAAGTCGCCGCCACTTCATAGCCATAAGCCTGCTTGGCCGCATTGGAGCGGATCGTCAGCGCATCGAGTGCGCCGAGTTCGGCGGTCCCCGCCCGCGCCGACACGAACGAGCCCTTGTTGACATCGACGCCCGAGGCTGCTTCGCCAGCTTTCTCGGCACCGACGGCGGCACGGGTTTTCATGCCCTGGATGCCGACTTGCTGCTCGCCCGACTGCATCGCCAGTTCGGCGTTCTGCCGCGCAATGGCGGCATTGTTGAGCGCCACCTGCGCCTGATAGGCGGCAGCGGCCGAGGTGGCTTGCCCCGACTCGTAGGCACCCATGGCGCCGATACCGGCGCCAGCCAACGATGCTCCAACGGATGCGAGTGCAACCGACATCTAGGCAAAAGCTCCCGCACGGGCCAATCGCACCAGTTCGCTTTTGCAAGCGCGGCGGAACGACTCGATCCGAGGAAAGTTAGCCTGGTAGTATCGGATCATTTCCGGCATGTTCAGTTGAATATTTTGGTCGCGCATTGCGAACCACCATTTTCTGTCGAACTGATAAGGCAAGCAATACTCAAACATTTGGCGGCAGACTTCTTCTTTTTCCAAAGCATCAAAATCGACCGTCATCGTGCCCGGAAGGGCCGCAATCTTGTCAAGGCAGCGGTTTTCGTACTCGACGACCCTTCGCAATCGTTTCTCATCGAAGGGCCCAAGTTGCCCGAGCGTCCAGGCCGAACTGGCGATGATTTCCTCGGTGGGCCGACGCACCACGGCAAGCCGCAAGTTCGGAAACAAATGCCTTATGAGTTGCCAGCCCGGCGAGGCTGCGGTTTCTACGCAGCCACTTCGGCGATCGGCAAAAAAACTCGCGAGATCGGAAAGGTTGCAGAACTTCATCGCAATCTCGCATTGGCAACGGCACTCGCCATAGTCCAAAAAAGCGCTGAGCCATGCCGTTCGCGAGCGGCCCGCAGTGAACACGATGAACGGCTGGAATTGCGCGCCACGCCGGCGCCTTGGTTCTTGTTGTTGTCGCCGGAGAAAGACTTCACGATCCAAATGAAAACGGCGAAACAACTTTGCTTGAGGACCAAACGGTGCAGGAGGGTCAAGATGAAATCCTAGAATATTAAGCAATCGCACCGCCTGCTCATACTTCGCCAGCACGTAATTCTCCAAGCGGGGCTTCATCTGAACCATCAGCTCCACGCCCTTGCGGCACTCTTTCACCACCGTCCAGGCATTCGGCCGGTAGATCACCTCCGACGTTAAGAACCATGGCCGCCCCAGGTCGTCCATCGCCACGCCGCCCAGCCCCATCATCGCCGCCACTTCGCCGTCATACAGGTACGTCCGGCACCACAGCGAGCCCTTGATCGAGGCCCGCAGCACCGCCCGCGGCCCTTTGCCTTGCGCCTGCAATTCCTCGATGTCGAGCAGACGTAAGGAGTCAGCAAGCGTATCCATGTGCGCCATGGTGCAGGGCATTATGCTGATCCGAGGGTCGGCTGGTCTAACATCATGGCCATGGTCAGTTGCGAGGACGAGCACAGTTTCTTGCGTTGCCTCTTTTGGTGCGCGAATACGGCGCGGAATATCTTGAAGATGTATCCTTCGCCATAGTTGTTGAGCGCGCGATTGAGCGACCATAGGATCAGGCGGCAATTATCCACAGTGTAGCCGCGACTAGAATCAATTCGATCAACAGACGGGGCGTTAGGGTTGCGGCCGGTACCAGGATTCTCCATAGCGAACGGAAGTCCCGAAAGTTCGCAAACGCCAGCCTTAAAGCGGACCTCAAACCATTCCATAGTCAAGTCAAAGGCGCGACCTTTTTGCCGCGCAGCTTTTGGCAATTATGCACTTGACTTAGCATGACGCTCAGCATAGGCTTTATCCATCGGAGGATAAGGCCATGTCGCCGAATGTGAAATTTCAACCGCCCGGGCCGTTTGGCCTGCCAGACGCGCAATCAGCCATAGCGCTTCCGCTAAGCGGGATCGTTGAGGTGCGCTTGCGGGCCTTTGTGGCAGATCGGCCCGAAACGATTGTGTTTCGAATAACTCCTGACGCCGCTGAAGCTCTTGCCGTTGAGCTTCAATCGGCAGCCATTGCAGCCAGGAAGGCCAAGTAGCCATGGATATCGACCTCACAAATCCGATTTTTCACGATGAAACCAAAGCCACGGCCCACATGGAGGCCGATAGGTGGCCGGACGGCGTGATTTGCCCGCTATGCGGTTCTGTTAATGTTCATCGCATGGCAGGTATGACCCAAGCAGGTATGTTTCTTTGTAATGACTGCCGGGAAAAGTTCACCGTTCGCACCGGAACGATTTTCGAAAGGTCTCATATACCGCTCCATAAGTGGCTGATGGCGACCCACATCATGGCCGCCAGCAAGAAAAGCGTGTCTGCTCTCCAACTCCAGCGGATGCTCGGCCTCGGTTCCTACCGAACGGCTTGGTTTCTCTGCCATCGCATCCGCGAGGCGATGAAGCCTGCCAAGGTCGGCCCGATTGGTGGCAAGGGCCATGCGGTCGAGGCTGACGAAACGGTCATCGGCGGCAAGAAACACAACCGCGCCTATGCCAAAAAAGAGCCGAAGAAGCACACCGTCCTGGCGCTGGTAGATCGGGACGGGGAAAGCCGCTCATTCCATATTGCCAACGTAAAGGCCAAAACGCTGCATGAGGCCATCGGCAAGGTAGTCGATAGGCGCTCGCATTTGGTCACCGATGAGCTGCGCTCCTACGAGCCGCTTGGTCGCCAGTTCGCGGGCCACACGACTGTCACCCACTCTGCCGACGAATACGTGGCTCTCGGCGGCTTCGCTCACATCAACAACGCCGAGGCGCGGTTCAGTCTGATGAAGCGAGCGATCTTCGGGGCGCACCATTCCGTGTCAGAGGCACACTTGAAGCGCTACCTGACCGAATGGGACTTCAAATGGAACACCCGCAAGCTGAAAGACGGGGAACGTGCGGCGCTGGCCCTAAAAGGCGCACAAGGGCGGCGTCTCACGTACCGGCAGCCTGACGAAACCAAGCACTAGGAAACAAGTCGCTAGGCGATTCCTGGCATGGAGGAAACGTCATGCCAACAGACGATAATGGTCGCGACATCGATTCGATCACTCTTGAGGAGTGTCGAGCGGCGCTTGATGCAGACGGCTCGGCCCATCTAGTGTTTTATGGGGCGGGAGGGGGCGCAATCGCTTTCGGCGTAAGCCTAAAAACAATCGGCGCGTTGCGTCGAGAACTTCGGATTGCCGAAGATCATCTGGAGCGGCATTCTTCGTAGGGTTTTCCATACCCTATGGAACGAAAAAACCGGCTCACCGGCCGGTTTTCGTAGGGTCGTCTTTTTTGTGCTTGCCGGATTTCGTCGGCCTCGATTGAGAGTGAGGCTTATGCGGGGTTGCAAGCATTCGTCGGAGAGCCGCTTCCCGGCGCTCTATGGTTTCGCGCTCGCTATAGGATTCTAAGCTGTTTGAGATTGGGGCGACGCGCCTTCCTGGGGTTCCGGAACCGTCAAAACTGCCGTAGCGCGGCGCGCTCGCTCCATCTGCCGGTAAACGTCTATCGCCTTCCATTCCGACAAGTCAGACGCACTCCATAGGTCAATAGCGTCTACCCCCGCCCGAAGCATCTCAGGCGTGATTTCGATTTCATCTGCGGGCGCGCCAGCCCCGCTATCGGGGCGGCTTTCTCTTACCGTAGG